TGAGGGTGTTAGTGATCCTAAAGCAACACCAGAGCAAGTTAAGGCTCATAGTAGAGTGTTGACGCCTGATATGCGTCCTCAAGGAATTGATGATAAGGTTGCTAAGGAAGGGTTCTAATGACAAACAAAAATCCTAAGTATGAGAAACCTACTTTTGATGGTTTAGAAATCTACACACCTAAGAGTCAAAGACAATTTGACTTTATGTGGTCTGATACTGATATTACTGTATTTGGTAAATAACACTGCCGTCCTGTTTGGAAACATTCAGGTTATTAGTGCGAAATTAAGCGAAGAAGTCCTCCCTTAACACATAGGATGATTCGAGACCGAAGGATGAAATTAAAACTTTATTCAGGCGCAACGCATAGAGATTGAAACTGCACAGCAGAATATAATATCTCCAAGAGGTCGCACTACCTAAAAGAATAATATTCTCATGGTAAAAAAGTATGCTGATCTAACTTGTAATGAGTTAGAAATAGAGATAAAAAACTCTATGATAACATAAAGGGTGCAGCAGGTTCGGGTAAGAGCTACGTGGGGATTTGTAGATTCCTTCGCTTTATCGAAGAACCTGAATATATCGGTTATATCATTCGTAAAACAGCTTCATCATTAAGAACTGGTGCTTTTGAAACAGCTAAGAAGATCTTTAAGGCTGCTTGTCCTGAAGTAAAGATTAATTCTAATGAGATGTCCTTCAGATTCCCTAGTGGTTGTCGTATCTATATGAAAGGTATGGATGGTCAACAAGGTATTGACTTCTTTCAGGGTCAAGAAATTTCAGGGGCAATGATTGATGAAGCAACGCATTTAAACGCTGAAGAGATTTCGTGGATTCTAACACGACTTCGCACAAACTCTAGTGCTAAACCTACTGCATGGCTTACCTGTAACCCTGATCCAAACAGCTTCTTATTAGATTGGGTTGATTGGTACTTATACCCAAAGAAAACATACATAACAGAAGATAATGTAACTTTTGATATTGGCGGTCGTCCTGATCCTGATAGAAATGGAATGATTCGTTGGTACTATGTTATCAACGGTCTTTATGTTTGGGATACAGACAGAGATCGTCTTGTTGAGAAGTATAAAGATTCTGTAGAGGAAGAACAGCTTCCTATGTCTTTCAGGTTCATTGGTGCAACCTATAAAGATAATCCAATGATTGACCGTAAGTACGTTTCAGACTTACTTAACAAATCCCGTATAGAGAAAGAGAGACTTGTCAGAGGTAACTGGTTTGTTCGTCCAGAAGGTGCTGGATTTTGGTCAAACGAGTGGTGTAAAAAAATCAAGACATTTCCTTGCTCTGATGATCCAGACGATGAGATTGTTAAACGTGTAAGATGTTGGGATTTAGCTTATACAGAACCACATGAAGGTAATATGGATCCTGACTATACAGTTGGAGTTTTAATGGCTCAAACTAAGAAAGGGTACTACATTGTAGAACACGTTGTGCGAGCACAAATGAAGGTTGGTAAGCTTTATAGATATATCGCTGATGTAGCCTTAAAAGATTGTGATATGTACGGTGTTATTCCACAAATACTTCCTGAAGATCCTGCTAGTGGTAAAGCTACATTCGCTTTCGCTAGAGAGTATTTAATGGCTAGTGGTGTTCCTGCTGTGAGTAAGGTATCTGGTAGTAACCAACGAAATAAAGTAGAGCGTTTCAAGAACTTTGCAGCAGCTAGTGAAAACGGAGCTGTTTATATTATGGAAGCAGATTGGAATGATGTTTACTTTACAGAGTTAGAAGCATTTGATGGGACAAGAAATGTCCGTCACGATGATCATTAACAGTCATCGTTAAATCGTCCAAAAACGGTAGAGGTCTGAGATGATAATACCGTGCTAAATAGTCAGATTGCGAAAGGCTGATTATCAGTGTAGAGCGTAGGTACTGAATAAATATATTGTACCCAAGAGTGGATGACAACTTAATAAGTTGAAAATGTACGCCGAACTATGACTAATAAGAAGTTATAGAAGTAGAGATAAAAAGCTCTGCGATAACATAATTGATGGTTGATGCAACCAGTGATGCTTTTAACACCTTATACAAAAAACGTAAAATCAGAAAGGCTGTTGTTGGGAATATGTTCTAAATGAGCATATTCTCTCTTTCAACAAGGAGAATAATAAGTGGCAATTAATAGCCAAGACAAAAAGGGGAAAGTTTTTCCTGAATTAGGAAATCTTGGCGTTAATGTCGATTTCCAATCTATTTATAATGATAGCTTGAAGGAACTTCAGTTTCCGTATTCTCTAAGAACCTTTGATCAGATGGCTAAGAGTAGTGTAATCGCTAGTGTATTATCTGCTGTTAACACTATTGCAGGGCAAGCTGATTTCTATTTAGATTCTTATGATCAAACAGATACACATTTAGGAAGAAAGAAGTTTGTAGAACAATGTTTGTTCTATGATATGAAAACATCTTTTAACCAAGTTGTCAAAGACTTTCTCACTTCAGCTCAATATGGGTTCTCTATCTTAGAGAAAGTATTCAGAGAGCGTAGATACTCAGAAGGTAGTCTTTATGATGATGGAAGGATTGGTATTAAATACTTACCCCTACGTTCACAGAAGTCTATTGAAGAATTTAAATACGATGAAATGAATCGTGAGCTTAAATCTGTTATTCAAACTTTAACAAGTGGTACAGCTTACCCTCTTACAGGAACTTCTGTAGAGATTCCTGCCGATAGATTATTACTCTTTAAAGTAAATCCATCTAGTAACTATCCTTACGGTAGAAGTCCTCTAGCTGATGCTTATATGTCTTGGAGAGTGTTAGAAGAGCTTAGAGGTATTGAGACTGTATCAGCAAATAGAAACTTAAACGGTATTCCTCACTTGTCTTGTCCATCTGAGATTATGGATGAAAGTAGTGATGATCCAGAAGACAAAGCTCGTGTGTTTAAATTAAAACAGCAAATGTCTAGAGTTTCTACAGGTGAACAGACGTATATCATTACACCATCTGACAGGTATGATCAAACAGAAGGTGCTTCAGCTCAATATGACTTTAAAGTAGTAACAGGAAGTAGTTCTCACTTAACAGCTCTTGGTAGCATCATTTCTCGTTATAAGAACGAAGTGTTCCAAGCAATGTGTGCAGACATTCTTACAATTGATGATGGTCAATCAGCTTCTAGTTCTTTAACTACTAACAAGCAAACAATGTTCAATATGTTTGTTGAAGCCAGATTAAGAGAGTTTATTGAAGTTATTAATAATGACCTTATCCCCGATTTGTTTGCAAGAAATGGATGGGACATTACTAAGACTCCTAAGCTTAAGTATGACAGAGTTGAGAAGCTAACAGTAGCTGAAATGGCTAAAGCTATTCAACAGTTATCTGCAACACAAACTATCCCTATTACAGCAGAGAATACTAACTATATTGCTGAGATATTTAACTTCCCTACTCGTGTTCCTTTAGACATTGAGTTTGATGAGTTACTTAAACTTCGTGGGTATGGTTTAGATATTCAGTCTAGGTCTGGAGACGGATTGGAGGTTGGGACTGTCGGAAACGGAACTGCTAAGAGTGTAGCTAAAGCTGATACTAATGCAAACAACTTAAATAAAAACTAGAAAGGGATGATATGACATTTCATCAATTATCAGAACTTCTCTTTAACAACTATCTTTTAGCTGACACTAGAACACTTCAACTTGTTCTACATCGTTATGAGAAAGCTCTTGTTAATGGAGAAGAACAAATTGGGTTGTTAAAACGACCTGTTTCTCAGCGTAGAAATCAAGTAAAAGTATTAGAAGGTGTGAGTGGTACTCGTTTAGGTTTGATTCCAATTAAAGGTTCTCTCACTTATGAAGAATCAGGATTTGAAGCTCTTTGTGGAATGACTTCCTATGAGAGTATTCAAGGTCAAGCTGAATACTTAATCAAGAATGAGAAAGTTGATGAGTTAATCTTAGACGTAAACAGTGGCGGTGGTCAAGCGTATGGTTGCTTTGAAGCTGCACAAGCTGTTCGTAGTTTGGCTGATAAAAACAATGTAAAGATTACAACTTATGTAGATGGAGTTGCATATTCAGGCGGTTATGCTTGGGCATCAATTGCAGATGAAGTTGTAGTTAACCCTATGGGTCGTGT